CAACCTTCAGCTCGCCACCTCGAACCAGACTGCTTCCAGTCAGGTCGAGAATGGTCCAAGTGCGCAACGTGAGCGCGCAAACCCGCACACTGAGAATTTCCTCGGTGCGCGGGAATAGTGAGCCAACGCGGGCCTCTTTGAGCTTTTCCGCCGCTCGGTCGAAGTCCTCCCGCCAGCCCTCCACTTGCGTGAAGGATCGGGGAATCATTAGGGGACTACGCTAATCCAGCGAAGATTGAGCGAGTAGGTTGCAGCGCCGGTAGACGACATGCTCTTACCGCACTGAAGGATAATGTAGTTGTTCCCTTTATACGCGACGGCGGCGAACTGCGCAGGTTGGGCCTCGGCAGCGTTCTCGGCCTCGATGGTCATCGTGGCATCACGAGGGCCGGAAACCTTACGCATGCCTCGATATGAGCCGTCAGAATTTTGGAAGTCGGGGCCAACAGCGGAAGCGCCAGGATCAGAGAAATCGGTGACGATGTAAACGACAGCGCCGATGGTGACATCAGTGGTAATGAGAGATGTAAGAGGATCGTAGGACATAAATTGTAGTTAGATTTTGGATACAGTTGGAAGAAAAAAAGGGGTTAAGCTGCGGGCCAAGCATCGGCCTTTATTTGCGTCTGGATGGAGTAGCTGAGCTCCGTGACGTCGAATGCCTCATCTTCTACGCGCTGTTGCTCCGCGGCTTGGCTGAGTACGTTCACGGCGTGGTAATCGAGGGCGAGCGCGGTACGGCCGGAAATGGTGCCAGCGAGCGAGCCTCGCAACATGAGCGCCTTGAGCTGGGCAACGCGGTAATCGTGCGAGGATGCGAAGCCAGCGACCGGCGACGCCTCGGCAAGCGAGCGCTCCGAGGCGATCAAAAAGTTGATCTCTCCGTTGAACCAGTCGTTCTCCTTCTGCCCCGTGTGCGTAGTGGTGGAGGTCGCGCAGTGGCCTTCCCCAGACCCGTGCGTGTAGGCGATAAGAACGTGCTTGTCAGCGATGTTGCCCGTGTATCGCGACCCGTAAGCGGTCACGCCGTTGGCCGTCAGGTACGCTTGGAAACCGGCCTCGATATTGGCCTGCATGTCCATTAGGTGCTCTAGGCTTGGGGCGGGCATCAGGTGCGGCGTTTGGAGAGTGTGAGCTGGTAGCAATCGCGGGCCATGTCGGTTCGAACGTCGGTGATACGGTAAACGCCCGTTGTGGTGCGCAAGCCGCTGTCGTCGGTCTCGTAAATCGTAATGCCGTCTGCGGAGTTAGGCTCGGGACGGGCTGAGCCGGTCGGAAGAACCATCATTAGCTCAAGGTCGGCAGTCTGCTCGGTGTAACCCGAAAGGCCGATTTTGCGCTGAAAAGATGGCTCAGAAACGCGGCCCACGTATTCCACGCCGCGATACAAAAACAGCGTAGGCTTGCGGTGAATCGTAGAAATAAAAACCCCGCGACGGATTCGACCGTCGATTGGCGGAATCGTCGCGGGGTCGTAGGTCATTAACTTAGCCCTTCAGGATGGCGACATGCTCAGGCTTCCAAACCTTGGCTTGGTAAAGCGTGGTAATGTCGATCATGTTCATTCCATAACCCTTGTATAGCGCGACCTCGTAAACCAGACCGGAAACAGGATCGGTGACGGTCATGCGGTCGGCGGCTTGGTCGCCTCCCATCGGCTGGGCAGGCGGGCGAATAACGAGCTCGATGGCGCTACGATCAAAGCCAACGTTGCCGGTAAAGCTATTGGTGACGGTGATAGCGTTATCGTTCGGGATGGCAACGCGCAGGCCGGGGGCGGCAATCGTGATATTGCCAGCGGTGGACGTGGTGCCTGTCAGAACGACGTACTGATTGAGGGTGTCAGCGGCGAATGTGATAACGTCGCCAGCTTTGATGCCGGTGGTGTTAACCGTGAGCGTGTCGAAGGGGATCGTGGTCACGCCAACCGCAAGACCGCCGCCAGCATTGACGAGCGCGCCGGTGCCAGCGCCCTTGACGAAGGACGTGACGCCAGCGGATTCGCGGAAGGCGAAGCCGTGAGCATTGAGCAACTCGCCACGGCGAAGGGTGGCGTCGGACGCGGCTTCGTTGGCCTTGGTGAGCTGGGTCAAGGTGCGGAGCTTCGCGCCTGCGGTGGTGTCGATAACCAGCGAGAGGTCGCTAAGAGGAGCGCCGTTATCGGTAAGGATTTTCCGAAGCTGCGCGGTGTCGGAAAGGTCGGAGGCGAATGGAGCTGTGCCAGAGGTGCCGTAAGCGCGGGATGCGCCGAGTTGAGCGACGGAGCCGACGTGGGCCTCGATGGTGTTGCCTATGCGGCGGAATGCCTGGGCAAACATGTTGTCGAGCACGCCCTGATATTGGCCGACGTTGTCGAGTTTCTTAACGTCCTCGCCGCGCAGTGGGACGCGCACGTTGGCGACTTGGCCGATGGTCATCGTCACGTTGCCGATGGTCTGGTCATCGCCCGCAGGAATGGTCATCGCGGGGGTGTAGCTGGTGTTCAGCGTAGGGGCGACGGTGGTCAGCGAGTTGATGGTGCCGTTGATGCTTACGCCGTCGCTCTCGGAGTTGATGAGAACGGAGGGGATAAAGCCGATGAGCTCGCGGGAAACGGTGTCGCGAGCGCGGAAAATGTTTTCCGCGAAGGAGGTCAATGTGAGTTCGTTAGCCATGATATTTTAAGTGTAAGTGGTTGGAGTGCTATGGGAAATTAGGCGGTGATTTTGCCGCCCGCTGCTACGTGCTGGCCTTGAGCAACGGGGTTAAGCGCGGAGAACTCAGCGCGGGTGATAGACTTCACCTCTTTTGCTTCGTGAGCTCCGGTATTAACAGGGCGGATACCGAAACGTGCGGTGCGCTTGGAAAGCTGGGCGACTTGCTCGGCGAGCTCGCTGTTTTTCTTGGATAGGTCAGCGGCTTTTTCCGCGTCTGGCTTGAGCGCGGCAATCTCGGCTTTAAGAGCGGCGACCTCAATCACCAGAGCGTCACGCTCGGCAATCAGGGCGGCTTGGTCTTCTTCGGAAAGCTGATCTTTTACCGCGTCAATAACATCCTCGGGTTTGGCCTCGGGGTTTTCGGCAGCGAATTTGACGGCGCGGGCAACGTGTTCGGGATTTTTTCCGAAGGCGGAATGGATGTCTTTGAGTGTGCTCATAAAGTGGGCGTGTGGTGATTTTTCAACTACAGGTAAAGCGGTGGTGATTTCGTTGTGTATTTGTTTTTCGGATACGTCAAGCGGTGTTTCCTTGCTGAAAAGAGCTTTGTTTGCTGCGGGCGCGGAAACAAAGTCGGCTGACTCGATAGATGTCGGGCGGATGAATGCGCTTCCTCCGTCTTCCGCGTCCTCTAAATCGTGGTAAATCGAGACGGAAACGCCGAAAGATTCCGGCGCGGTAATCGACAATTCAAAGAGCGTGTCGTAGGCTTGGCGGTTGTGGTTCTTGAATGCTTCGAGCGCCTTGAATTGCGAGGCGCGGAGAACACCTTTTTCGGCGTCGATGTAGATGCCCGAGAATACTCCGACGACCTCCGTTGGCGCGGGGTTGTAGGAGTGGTTTAAAAAGGCTTTTACGCTCTTGCCTTGGCTTAACTGAAAGAGCCCTTGCAAGGTGCCCAAGTCCACGCGGCAGTCGTGGCCCGCAGCCTCGCCAATCGACATGAGCGCGACGTTGCGGAGGATGCCGTTTTCTGCATCGACGTTGGTGAGTTGGAGCGGCTCTGCGTTGTAAAATTGAACGATGGGCATAAATTATAGTTGGGTTTGTTCGGCGTTAAACGCCTGCTCGTAGTCATCGGCGTAGCCCTGAAGTTGCGCCCCTAGGGCTACGCCCGTCTCCTGCGTGGTGATAAGCTGCGGGAAGTTTAACCCGTTAAACGCCACCTCTATTTCGTAGTATGGGGCCAAATCCGTTTTGATTTGAACCTCGGCGCTCATTAGACGGTGCGACTGAGGATTACTTTCACTTGGCCGGCTGCGACGGCGGTTGTGTCGTTGTCTGCAACCGCGCCAGTGATCGCTAGGCCGAGGCCGAGTGCGAAGCGGTAGCCTTGGAATCCCGGCGTGATCTGCGCGACTCCAGGGACGCCAGCCACTGCGGCGGGGACCGGGATAATCATCGCGGGTACGTCCGTGCCAACCGTGGGTGCGGTGGCTTTGTTGTAGAGCTTCACGAATGCGGCAGTTGCTCCGATGTTGGTCGCGTAGAAGGCTTGCAGGCCCGAGCTGCCGGTAAGCACCAACTGGCCGTTCGTGGTCGCCGCGCTGTTAATGATGAGCGGCGTCGCGGGGACTGCGGGGGTGCCCGCCGTGGTCAAGGTGGTGAGACTGGTCAAAGTACCAGCCGAGATATTTACCGGAAATGCTTTCGACAGGTCGTTTGTGCCCGCAGCCCGGGGACTGACATCGAATCGCACGGCATCCAGTACGTTTACGAGGTGGATGCGCCAATCCGTCGAGCTAGCCGGGACCCCCGTATTCTCCACAAGGATACACAGTTTGTATTTTCGCGTTGGGTTGGGGAGCGTGCGGTCATAGGCAAATTGTCCGCCTGTGTTGGCGATCAAATTCTGACCCCACGAACGGGCGTTGATGCGGTCGCGCTCGAACATGAGACCGTAGGTGGCCGCAACGATGAAGTTGGGCGTCGAACCTGTGGCAGCCGTGGTGGAGCCGACGCCGAAGGCTGTAGTAAAAGAGTCCTGCGCGGCTGCGGCAGCACGCACCAGAAGCGTGCCAGTCGTCGCAGTCGTGCCGCTCATTTCCTGCAACACGGCGTTGCGAGCATTGAGCACACCGGGGGCTGATGCATAGGTCGTATCAACAACCAACGCGCCCGCTTCATCGACTTCAACAAAGCCGATTCTAAAGGCGTTGTTGGCGATGCGCTGTGATGCGCTGATCTGATAGCGGACCTCCGTCGGAGTTGAGAACGAGGACCGTGACAGAATCACGGTCATTGATCCTGAGGTGGTGCCGCTGGAGATGTTAATGTAGGGGGTTGCGCCTGCTACCCCACCACCAAGAGGGCCGGTGATAGCCATGCCGTCGCCGGTTTGGACCACCTCCCAATTACCCGTTGGGCTGGTGTCGAAGTCGCGGAAATTATCAAAAAATTTTTCGCGGGAAGTGCCGACGAGGAGCTTGCCGCCGGTCGGTTCGTAGGCGGCGTTTGCGTCGTAGGGTATGAGTGTATCAGGATTAACCAATACAACGGGAGAGATTAGCCTGTTTGGTGAGAGTGCGTCAGCCATGATGTTTTAGATAATTGAAAGTTTGTTTTTTAGACGGGTGGAATTTCTGTTGCGCCAACACTTGCCCGCGCCGCGTTGGCCTCGGCATTGACCGCTGCCGCGTCGGCATTTGCCAATGCATTGATTGCCTCGCTCGCGGCGGTGGCGTTTGGCATGTAGGCCATGATCTCCTGTGCGGTCACCTGTTGCGCTTCGATCTGCTCTTTCGTCGGGGCCGCGTACATCGCATAAGCCCGCACGTTCTTGGCCCAGCGTACCGCCGAGCGCACAACCTGTTGCTGTACTTGATCGGCATATTTTCCGTTTTCCGCGCATACATCGTCGAGAGACTTCGACCCGTTCGCCAATGCCGTGCCCTGTGCGAGAACGTGCTTGGTTTCGTCGATCTCGCGAACTACGGGCCACCCGTAGGAAATGTCCGCGATGCCGTCGCCCTCGATTGGGATTTCTCCCGAATCAACGGCAATGGCAGTTTGGCGCTCAATCACACGGTCGCAAAACACTTCCCGCTCGCGGCGAATGTCTTTGAGTACGTCCGTCAAGCGGATGCGGTCAGCGCGCGCGGATGAGTAGTTGCTATTCCGATACCCAACCAAAACCTCCTCGGGAAATAGGCCGGTCGGTGCGCAAATTTGATCGAGCAACATCAGCGCAAAAGATGAAAAGTCCTGCGCGTTTAAACTAGGCTCTATGAGCTTCACATCCTCGCCCACTTCGCCGTACATTATCGACCCGTTTTTAATGTCCTGATAAGACGAACGCGCCACGCTCTGCGCCAAGATCGTGCCGCCGTTTTGCTCGACCGTCGATGACAGCGCGGATGATTCAGCGAACATTCCAGGGTCAAAGTTCTTCGTAAAAAACATCGACATTGCCGACTGGTTTTTAACCGTCGTTACTTTGGCCTTTATGATGTCGTCAAGGTTTTGAATCTGCGCGATGACCGATGAAAGAATGGGCGAGAATCGGCGCTCCTCGATGCGCATGGGCGTACCGATGTGGGAAACAAACTCGGCGGGGATAAGTTGCGCGCCGTCCTTTTCCTCGAACGACACAACCGATGACTGAAATTGATCCGTGGTCTGCTTGCGAACGCCAAAGCGGTAAAACAAAGGAACGCCCGTTTCGTCGTAAATAATGCCGTCGATCTCGCCCTTTTCGGGCTTGGCCGGTGATCCGCAAAGCTCTGAAGGAATTAGCTGAACTTGATCCTCGGCATCTACCGCGAAAACCTCGCCCGCAATTAGCGTCTCCACTGAAATAATCCTGTGCATGCGGTGCCAGCTCCACCCGCAACCGTACATTATCGAGCGCAAACGGCGCTCAAGCGACCGTTCTTTTTGGTCGTTAAAGCCGCCGTCATTCGTGATTGCGTGAACCGTTGGCGAGCCGATTGCCAGCGCGTAGCGGAAGGCCAGCGCCGCCACAACTGGATTGTTGCGCAGTGAGCGGCGCAGGTAGGCGATGATCTTTTTGCGATCCGAAAACGGCAGCATTTCCGTTTCGGGGCGCGTGTTGTAGTCCCATGATCCATGCAGCTTGCGCTCGCGGGTGTTGCGGCTGGCCTCGTATTCACCAATAAAATACTTCATCGGCCTGCCGAATCGATCCAGAATCATTGGGGTGGATGATGCCATTTTTACTCGGGGACGTAGTTGCTTAAATTGATTCCAGACGGCGCGGGGATTTCTCCGCCTGCGGCGATGGCAAGGTATTGCTCACGCATACGGCGAAGCAGCGTCAACTTGTTGCGCCAACGAGGATTGTCGTTAAAAGATGTGCTGATCCCCTGCGCGGAATGGCTATCGCCTAGCCCATGCGAAACAGCGAGGCGGTTTTCGATTTGTCCGATCTCCTCCTCAATCTCTGCCAAGCGGCGAGTCTGTTGCGCAGTTAGTGCCATTTGCGCGACTGTGCCGCGTGTATTTGCTTTGTCAATACACTAGCTTACCTTGGCCCACGGGTAATATCGGCCAACAAATGCGGCGTCTTCGTACAGGTTTTTTTTCATGCTATTCACAAAAAACTTTCGGCGAATACTGATCGCTGAATCCAGCTTCGCCTGCCCGCGTGTGGCTATGGCGATGCCTGAATCGTTTTCAACGGTGAGCGTGTAGTGGCTTGTGCCCTGGCCGTTGTGGTAAACGTCCGTTACCTCCCGTTGCTTTTGCGATGCGATGGGGCGCGCGCGGCGCACAAAGTCAGGAATGCCGCTCATGTTGTCGCCCGCGTGGAGCTTAATGATAATGTCGAGCCATGACTTAGCGGTGAGGCCGCGAGCGCCTACGCGGTCTTTTATGCGCTTCTTCGTGTCAGCTACATCTTGCGCCCATGCCGCCTTAAACTTGGCCCAATCGGCATCTGGTGCTCGCCAACCGTTCGATTGGCGGCGTTTATAAATGCGCGCCTTCGACCGTGTAAACGTCTTCCCCTTGTTGCCGCTTGACCTTTGGCCGTCTGCTGGGGGGTTGAAACCTCCGAGCCAGTATCCCATGGGCATGACGTTGGACTTGGCGAACTTCGACCCGTTGGCAGGCTTTCGCCCTACCATCCACTGGCGATACTGGTCATTGTTGCGCTTGCCCACGTTCGTTGTTCCCCCGAATGGCGTCATGCTTGCGGGCCGAAACGACGCCACGCCCTTGCGCAAGGCCCTATCCTTGACCTCCGAAACCTTGGAGTAAGCAACCATCTGCATGGCGCGGCGAACGACTGCCGCCGCCTCCATGCGGATCGTCTCGGGAAACGTCCGCTTTAAAGACGCCGCGAGGTCGTTAAAGTAGGATTTTACCGGCTCGACGTTTACCTTGGCTTTTATCCGCATGAATACACCATGCAAATTCATCCCAGCGCGTCAACCGCTCCAAAGAATGCGCTGGCGATTATGAGAACGAGATCGGTGATTAGCGTGATCATGTTCGGTTGTGGTTGATCCTAAATTTTACATTCGCGCACAACGCGCTGAAAAGCGCTCGCTTGGCTCAGTTTCATAATGTGGCAATAAAGCCGAAAGCGTGAAGCCGTGCATGCGTCAACTTTCACCGTCACTGCCACCCGAGGCGGGGCTGGCTTGCGGCCCGCCCCTTGGCGTTTTCCGCCGGCGCTCATTAGTAGATTATGGATAATTCTACATCTACCACTGTAACCGCTGGGAGCTTAGCCAAAATGTCGCGCCAGTTATCGACAACACCGACAAACCGACGGTTTCCGTTGCGCATGGCAATCGGCTTCAACTCGCGCTCAAGGGTGAAAGTGTAACCAGTCGGATGATCCAGTGTCAGAGTAACCATTGGGCGCTTTAGTTCAGTTGTGTTGTTCATGAGTTAGACCCTGATTGCGCTTTGATTGTTTGCAAGCATTATTTCAAATTATCTTTTGAACATGGATTCGCCCGAACCGCCATCCCTAATTCGCTGCGACATGGGGACGTAAGCGGGTAACTGCGCAACGGAACGTTCGATTGGCGCGCGCTCAACGACGATGATGTTGCTGGCGAGGCGCTCAGGCTCAGCCGTCAAGGAATCCTTGACGGCTGGCGCTGTCTCATCTACCGGCTTAACAATCGCCGCCATTTCCGCCTTGATCGCCACGCTGTCAAAGTTAACGCGCCGATGTGCCGCGAGCGCATACACGCGAATGTCTAGCGGCTCGTTGCGCCGGTTGCCCGCCTCGTAAATGTAATACGGCCGCCCGTGGCTGTACCGCGTCATCCGCTTTTCACTCGTCAACTGGTGGTAAAACCTCGCGTCGTACCCGTGGCCTTTCGGGAAGTGCATCGAGCCCGCGCCCGGCACCGGCAGCATTATGCGCGAATAAATCACCGTTTTGGCCGCCGTGACGCCAACCATCCACTGATGTACCTTGCGCTTGTTGTTAATCGACGGTTTCCGTTGCATGATCGGAATTTGTTTGCCGATGGTGTTTTGGCCCTTTGACGCGAAAATCCCACGCGACCGGCGCGGGCCGGTGAACTGTAAAACGCGATCTTGCTTTGCCCCCGAATCGATGAACGACGTCACCGCGCCCATTATTTTGCCGCTAGGGTGCGTGAAGGTTTTCGCAAGGAGCAAGTCCAGCTCCTCCCACACATTATCCGCCTGCGTGTCGCCGTGGATGACGTAATACCCGAGCCCCCACGTTTCCTCGCCCTCGCCGTATCCAACGAACTCACACTCGATTCGGTCATCCTGCACGTCGGCACCCGCCGCGATGCGCAGCACGCCCGCAGGCAACAGCTCCTCAGGGTTGTAGTCCTCGGCGCGTGCCAGCACGGATTTTTCGTCGAGCTTTTCAAATTCCTCCTCGCTCGGCTCCGCCAAAAATGTGTTCATCCAAGGCTTCATGCGCTCCGACCCGCCCGCCTTCGATTCCAGAAAATCTACCGCGAACTCATGGAGCATGGATGTGAACTGAGGCTTGTGACCCATGAGCCGGTAAAGGCCGCTCAAGTGGTAGCCGCGCCTCCCCTTGAACGGTTGCCGCGCCTGCCAATGCCCGCGAACGATTGCACGTTGCCGGTCAAGGTCAGTCCACCGGCAACCGCACTCGCCCAAGTAATAGGCGGTTTCTGGCATCGCCTTGCCCTCGGCGTCTTTGTCCCAACGCACGCCCGCCCATGTCAGCTCTTGCGCCTTGTTGCAATGCGGGCAAATCGCTCGCCACGTCCGAAAGTCGGAATCCTCTAGCAGCGCCCAAATCTTTGAGCGGCCCTTGACCGTAGGCGTGGACATCTTGACTTTGACCGCGTTTGAAAAATTGGAGGCGCGTCGATCCGCTAACGCGCATGGGTCGCCTTCCTCGCCTGCTGAAAATGGGTCTGAGTCGATTTCATCCTGTAGCACGACGCGGCACGACGCCCGCCTCAGACCGCTTGGTGAGTTGGCCCCCGCGATTCGGATAAAACCACCGGGAAAGCTCTTTTGCAAAATCGTGTTTCCGCTGTCACGCGACCTCGCGTCTTGTATCAGCGCAGCCAATACAGGCGTGTCTTGGATCATTGGATCAAGCTTCTCCTTCGAGTAACCCTTTGATGCGTCAAGCGTCGGGTATTTTACCAAGATAGGCGACGGGTCGGCATGAATCATGTAGCCGATAAGGTTGTTCATCAGCTCGGTATTGTGCGTAGGTATGTGGTCGCGTCCGGCGAGGTAAAGGCAAGATGGACTGTCAACCTGAATGCACCTCACTGGAACGGACGCGACAGGGTTAATCGAGATTATGCGCCTCCGCATCGTCTCGCTTGTACGCCCGCCCGCCATGCTCACTTGTCGCTCGCGCTTTCTTTTAAGATTAAAAATAGGCGTTTCGGAATACGCCCTGATATTTACGATGTAAGCAATTCGGCCGTAAACTTTGCGCTCTTTGTATCTGCAAAATGGCCGTTTGGTTTTTACGCTGGCCTTGTATCCAAGCGAGCAAATCAACTCGCAAAAACCATCAAATAAAGGCTTTGACGTTGCGGTGAATGATGCGCCGCCTCGCTTGTCGCAGGTGCCGTCCGTGTCCATTAACCCACGTAGTAGATCAAGCCGCTGCTTAACGCTTCCGGTAAGGTATTCTGCGGGGATGTGCTTCGCCATGCCTTCGCCCTTCAATCCAAGATCGCGCAGCCTGATGCCAAGGCTTCTTAGTTCTTTCTTTACGCTGTCACCCCTTGGCTTGCCGTGCAATGAAGCAACCGCCGATAGCCTGCCGCATTCCGCGCAATGTCCAGCCTTAGTCTTTCCGGTCACGCGCAAGTCATGGCCGCGCCCGCAAATGTGCGCAGGTCGGTCATGCCCCATACGAACCGTGAGAACTCCGGTATCTGTTCGATCAACAATGTCAGCAGAATATCCACGCGCCTTAACGTGCTCCATAATCTCCATGTCTGCCTCATGGATTGTCACGTTTGTCGAATAAGAGTGCCCGTCTCCCAGCCAAACACCTAGAACATATGGATCAATCGGAAGCTCTTTGTGTTTATGCTCAACCGCAGCGCACACCGGAACGGCAAAGCGATTACGATTCCCGCCCCAGACTACGCCCATTGCTTTAAGGTGCGAGGTTGTTGCAGTGATTCGCTTGGGGTTTCTTGTGTCGCGCTCATCGTCAACTGTCCATAAATGGTCTGCGTCGGCAATAAGCTTTGAGTTGTCCGAAAACTTAACTTCAAAACATTCCCTGCCGTGCATTACCTCCGTTGCAAATGTCACGCGACACGGATTGCCGCTCTCATCAAAAACGATGTCACCCTGCTTTAATTCTCCCATTCGAACCATGCCTTTGGTCGTAGGTATTGGCGTTTCAATGTCTAATGCCTTCCCAACCTGACTTGCGATGCAAAGGACCGTTTCCCGAACATCCGGCGCGGTGAAGGATTCCATTATCTCGCGCTGGTACGGCACGCGGTCGCACCGATATTTACCCGGCTCCGACGATGCACCACGCGAGAGGATGCGGTATTTCTCCGCCCATTCGGCAACGGTCATCTTCATCGGCCAACGCAGAAACTTCCACGCCCGAACCAGCGCGGCTTTGTCGTTGGCGCGGCAATACTTTTTAATGGCTTGGCTCATTCTGCTTCGCCCTCCTCGCTTTCGCTTTCCGCGCCGTCATCAGGCCCATCGTCCGCGATGCTTTTGAATGCGTCACGAAGTTCGGACTCGATTAGCTTCGTCGCATCGCCCGCGCTCTTTGCAATCACCACCATCGGGCCAATCCGCGCAGGCATCGCCATGCACTTTCCGCGCAGCCCGCTTAATGCGTTTGCCCACCTCCGCTCAATCTTGGCGATCTCGACGAGCTTGCGACCCTCTTTCGCCGTAAGCAGCTCGGCAAGGTCTGCGTCCGCTTTCATCTTTCGAGCCTTGTCGGCTTCGTAATCGCCTTCGTCGGATTGCGAATTTTGAGCCCGCAGGTAATTGCAAAATGACCGAACGCTCGCCCTCATGTCGTAGCCCCCGCGCCCAACTTTAACCACAGCTCCTGACTTCTCCAAATTGGAAAGGTGGCGAGTGGTAACGCCTAGCATTTCAGCTAGAACTTGCCCATTGATTATGTCGGTCATAATGATGCGCGCCATTCGGCAACGAGCCCCAAGTGCGAGATAACTTCCAACTCGGTAGGCATCTTGCTCCCCTTAAGCAAATTATCTTTGGCTGTCATCCATCGCACGTTCTCTGGTGCATTAACATTTGCCCTAACTCCATCTGCATGCAGATCAAAGCTCTTTATTGGCTTAATGTGATCAATGTGCCATTCGTGTTTTTTGGTCATATCGACGCCTTGTTTATCTGCCAGCCAAACAAGGAATCTGGCTCCTTCACAATGGTTATGTTTTGATCCAGCTAGAAGGTTTGCTAAATGCCGTTTAATTGACCCATTGAGCCTGGCGCGAGCAATCATGTATGGAGTCTTCTGCTTGTTTTTGTGCATGGCCAAAATCTTATCGCGCCTCCTTTGATAGCATTTCCGCCAAAACGTCCTCATCTTTTCTGCATACAATGGATCTGATTTTGCGCGTTCTCGCATAGCCGCGCGCTTGCGCTTACCTTTTATGCGAAGCGTATTCTGTTTTTCATCCAATGGCTTCGTACTCCTCCCTTTTTTAACGTAGGTATCACGGTGCCGCTGTTTAGCGTATTGCCTCTTTTTTTCTAGTATAGCTACGCTGCATAATAACAGTCCAGAAGATGACGCTTTATGGTATCTCAAAAAAACCCTGTCATCGTCATCATGTATTTTGTCTCCCTGCTTAAACTTGTAATCAGACGGAATTGATTTAATTAAATTCCACTCGGCATCTAACGGAGTTTTATTACTCCAAAAAGGGTGTCTCGCAATCTTGGCAGGCAAATCAATTTCCATGCCCCCACTTTTTTTGTGTAGTGAAGGGAAGTCAACTTCTAAACTCTGGAACTAGATAGGGGGCTCGGCTATGAACATTACCTGCAATATCCCCCCGCCAAGGGAGGACCCGCTTAAAAACTTTGGCCTGTGGTAATTTTTACGCACAAGTAGGCAATTTTTGCCGTTTAGCGGGCGATTTGCGGAGCTTGGGGCGAATGGGGTAGTCAACGCGGTTGATGCAAGCGGTTAGAATTTCGTCGATTTCATCATGGCGTAACGCATACATTCGATAAAGCCGATTGATGGACTCGCTGAGGTTGCAGATATATAGATTCGTTTTCATTTGTTGGTTAGGTTGGCGGGGAGTTTACAGGGCCTCGCCCGCCGCCGGTTAACCTAACGACGCATGAAAGACGCCGCCCTGTTCCGGTGAGTGAGGTTAATTGTTAATGTAGTTCTTCGGTCAATACTTAATTTTAGCGAGTCACTGGCCTAAAAAGTCAAGCCTAAAATCCAGTTGAGCCAAAACCATTAGATCCGCGAATAGAGGATGATAAGGATGCGAGTGGCTTGAGGGGGAGAATGCGGTAAGAGGAGATCACCGCTTGGGCGATGCGTTGCCCTCGGCTGATGTAGAAGCGGCCTGGGGTGAGGTTGTGGAGGATGGCGCTAATTTCGCCACGGTAGCCGCTGTCGATGGTTCCGAGGTGGCACCAAATGCCCTTTGCGGCGAGGGATGAGCGGCCCCTGATTTGCAGTTCTAGGCCGATAGGCAGCTCGACGCCAAAGCCTAGGGGGACGACAAGCGTTTGATTGGGGTGGATGATGACGCAGGTGCGAGAGTAGCAGTCAAGACCGGCGTCGTCGTGGTGAGCGCGGGCGGGCAGTGTTCCGCCTTGGAATAGTTTTACGTTCATCGGGTGGCCTTTATTTCCAGCTGCCTCGGCGGGTGTTGTGGTTTTTAGGCATGACCGGCTGCGATGGATTGGCTTCGCGGTATTTGCGCCAAATGCGGGTGACAACGTGGGCAGGTACGCCAAGTGATTCAAGTATTTCGACTGAGCAAGCGCCCGCCTGTTTCATGGCGATGACGCGGGACTCTTTGGCTGGAGTGATGCGGTTGTAAGGCGTTAGCGTTTTAGCCGCTTTAGAATTGATGACTAAGGGTGTGGGCATGTTGGTTAGGTTAAGGGTTATCGTTACGTTTTGGGCGTGAAGCGAGCACACTTCACCCTATTTTTAGGGGGATGAAGTATGCAAAGGGAAATCGCCTCGTATGGGGATTGCGTTGCAACTCACGAAAGACCGCGCTGGTTCGACTCTGTGCCCGCGTTGCCTGTAAAGGCATCTTCCGTCATTCACCGCTCGCTTGCGCGAACAGTCACTTTAAGGCTGTTTGGGTGATCGTTCAGCCGCCAGATGAGACTTGCGGGCGGGGTGGTTTAGACCGGCCAGCGCGAGGGATTGCCCCGCTTGTTTCCACCCCATAGAGAGGGTTTAGGCTTTAGGAAACAAAAAGCCCGCCTAGGGGTGCAGACTAGGCGGGCTCTCTCGAACGGGCTTAGTGAGTTGCCTCACAGTTGCACCCGTTCGGCTTGAGAGCGAAAAGGACAGCGAGAGCGCGAGGTGTAAAGCGCTATTTTTAGGCGTGTATCGAAAAAGGCACTACTGAATTTGCAAAAGGTAATTCATTTTCTGGCAAAATAAATCGTGCGTAAGTAGAAAATTATAAGGCACTTACCTTGCATGCCTGAATTTCCTAAAAGAAATGCTAGACAATTAACAAAAGGTAATTCATATTTTTTTAATCGGCAAGTGAGCCAAGCGCAAGCGAGCCGAGTTTTTTGACAGTCAAGTCCGAGGGGCGAAGAAAAAATCCGGTCCCTCTTTACTACTCCGCCCGGAACTGGGCGGTTTATTAGACCTTCTGAAATTATTCGGCGGGTCCATTAAACCAACATGAAACTCAACAACCAAATTACAAAGCTAGCGACGGCATCACGCTGCGAGCTCTCAGTAATTACCCGCGCCGGTGAGTGCCATTGGCACGCCGTCGAGATGATGCCAGCGGAAGGCGGCTATCGGCAGGGAGTCGGCAAGACTGCCAAGGAGGCGATTCAGCTTATGAAGCTGGCGCGAATTGTTAAGGCAACCAATTAAACGACCATGAAACATTCCGATGAATCGAAACGAATCAAAAGCGTAGTGTTGAGCGGGCATGAGCGCCAAGCAGCAGCTTTTAATTATTTAATCGGCGCGCTCGGGGTGATGACTGAGCCTGGTGATTCTATTTCTTGCGCCATGCTGGCAAAGTTTATTGATTTGGCGGTTGAAAATTCCAAAAGGTGGCACCCAGAGGAGGGCGATAAATGAGCCGCCAAACACAGTGCAGCGAATGCGGATGCTTTGGTCACCATTTAATCGGATGCCCCGAGGGTGAGCGCATCTGGGAGCTTGCCGAGATGCGGATTGCAGCCGAGATTAAAGCCGAGAGCGAAGGGGAGGAGTGCCAAGCTGAGGAGCCGTTTGACGCGGTATCCGAAATCATTGGCCACTTTATCTCGATTTACGGCCAAACCAAAAGGCCTGCGATTTAAGCCAATGACACCAAACTACGGATTGACGGGCCGCTTCACGCCGAAAAAGCGCTTAAACTGGCCTGAATGGCTCGCCAGCGGCCTTGTAATGGCTGGCTTTGCATTCTTTGCCTCCTACGTTTTTGCGGGCGCGATGCGATAAAACCACTTACCCCACCGACCGCTTGAACCCGATTTGTCTCCGTGTGGTAACGCGACAAAGTCGGGAGATACCAAGCGGCGGGAGGGGTTCAATTTTCCGGCCGAAAGTTGGACGGCCAACTAAACCAAAAAACTAACAATGCACGAAAACAACGGATACCAAATGGCAAGCGGGCACCCTCGAAAATGCGGAAGGCCTGTTTTATCGGCAAGCGGGAGAAAACGCGAATGCGTAGCGGGCAGCGTGGATGCTGCTACGGCGGATGAACTCAAGGCATGGCGCCAGGCACGGCACGCGGTGCATCCTATCACCAAAATGGGCGACCTTTTTGACCATCTTACGGCATGGGCCAAGGCTAAAGGGTACGACTCAACCAAGTAACAAAAAACCAAAAACATGAACGAAAACACACAAACGACAGTCACGCAAGCCGCGCCAAGTGCGCCCGCAGTTCCGAAGAAACCAGCGACTATTCGGGAGCAGATCGAAAGCCCGAAGTTTGCTGAACAGATTGCCAAGGTTTTGCCAAAAATCCTAAGCCCCGAGCGATTCGTGAGGGTGGCAATCACGGCGATGCTTAAAACGCCAAAGCTGGCAGAGTGCACGCAGGCGAGCTTGCTTAACAGCCTGCTTCAGCTCGCCCAGTACGGCCTTGAGCCGGATGGACGCCGCGCCCACCTGATCCCGTACAAAGATCAATGCACGCTTATCATCGACTACAAGGGCATTGCCGAGCTGGTCATGCGCAGCGGATTGGTCAGCTACCTACACGCGGACATCGTTTGCGAAAACGATGTTTTTGAATGGGATATGGGCGAGATCAAAAAACACACGATCAACCTCAAGACACCACGCGGCGAGGCATATGCTTTTTACGCGCTTTGCCGGTTTAAGGACGGCACCATAAAGGCCGAAGTAATGCACCGCGATGAGGTTGAGGCGATCCGCAAGCGTAGCCGCGCCGGCACGTCTGGCCCGTGGGTCACTGACTTTAACGAGATGGCTAAAAAGACGGCATTCCGCCGCCTCTCTAAGTGGTTGCCCTTGTCGCCAGAAGTTCGGGACGCGACCGAAAACGACGATGACGTTATTGAGATAGATGCCAAAGCGACGACCAAGCGCGACACCGTTGCGCTATCAGATCCTCTTGACCCGTTTGCGCTGGTGGGCGCTGACGTACAAGGGGAGGTCGCACAATGAGAGTTATTCTTGAGCTTGAGCAAGGCAGCGCCGAATGGTTACAGGCCCGCTGCGGACGGCCTACTGCCTCCCGTTTCTCCGACATCATCACCGCCGCGAAGGGAGATTTGAGCAAGACGGCCAAGGGTTACATTCGCGAGCTAATCGGCCAGACCTTCTGCCCCGAGTGGAGCTACAGCTTTAAGAGCGCCGAGATGCAGCGCGGCAACGACCTTGAGCCGGAGGCTCGGCGCGCGTTCGTCGATGCCACCGGTCTGAGCGTGGCCCAGGTCGGCTTTTGCATTCGGGACGATGGAGTCACAGGATGCTCGCCCGATGGCCTCATTACCGATGCCGCCGGCGAATACATGGCCGGACTCGAGATCAAATGCCCGTCGCCCAAGACCCACATCGGCTACGTTTTAGACGGTGGCCTGCCAGACGATTACAAGCAGCAGGTACACGGGTCAATGGCCGTAACCGGCCTCACCGAGTGGCATTTCTGGTCTTATTTCCCAGGAATGAAGCCGCATCATGTGCAAGTCCATTGGGACGACTACACGGAAAAGCTCGCCACTTCGCTCGATCTATTCGTAGCCGATTACAAGGCCGCCCGCGAAATCACTATTCCTAAACTCAAACTTAACGGATAACCAATGAGCGACCCAAACACATTAGAACAAAACGACCAAATAATCGGACTGCTGAAGGACATTCTAACGGCGATTAAGGCCAACGGAAGCGGGGGAGGGGTAAAGAATGCGAGCGGCCACAAAGAGGGCGTATTCGACGGCTGGAAAGCCGCCCGCGTGCCCATGTGGGCGAAGTTCGACGGCGGGATTCAGTTTGGCGACCTGAGCGGCAAGGCGTTGGCCTTCTGGCTTGGGTATCAGCCAAAGGGATACCAAGGCGCGCCGCCTAAGCCGGAAGACTTGGCAATGCGCAAATTACTCGATCAGGCGCAAGCCGAGATTGATTCCGGTGCGTATGTTCCGCCCCAATACACGAACAAGCCTAAAGATCCGAGCAAGGCCAAGCCTAAGCCCGCCGCGCCGACCGAGGCAGAGCAGGCGAACCGGGGCGGGGCAGGTTCTGAGGAGTTCGGTGACGTGCCTTTCAGTCCATGCCTACACTAATCACCGCCAGCCTATTCCTAGCCTTCGCTGGGCTAGGCTACGCGCTAGGCAGGGCGCACAAGTTCGAGAAAGTCCACGCCGAAGCAATCAAGCTAGGCCGCGCCCTTGAGTGGCAGGACTACTTTTTCGCCAAGATCGAAAAAGAGAAGGCACGCCACGGCAAAGACGGGAAATTCACGATGATGAGGGCGACTGGCAGGAATCGAGTCAGTAAACATTAACCAACATGCCGCCTGAGTGCTAACACTTGGGCGGCCAATTAACCAACATGAGCCAAGAATCGGACGCATTTGCGGAAATCTGTTTTAGCGCGCTGAAGGATGCGCAAATCTGCAACCATAAGCTGACTCCAGTTGAAGCCAAGGCGGTGATTAGCGAGTGCTACGCCAAGAGCACAAAGGGCAAGCGTGCCGCCTTTACCCCGCCAACGCCGCAAGAAGTCACGGCCTACTCAATCGGCATCGGGTGGCCGCTAGATGGGCATGAGTGGTGCCTCGGCTACGAAAAAAAAGGATGGAAGATAAGCGGAAGCACGCGGATGACATCATGGAAATCGGCAATAGAATACTGGAAACGCGCTGAGATTAAGACTAAAAAGACGCCATACGCTGCGCCGTTAAAGCCTGCCATTGGCGCGCCAACTGGGTGGAAAGAGTGGGTAGCAGAGGAGATGCCAACGTGCCCATATGCTCCCGGAGGAGATTGCCACCATTACGAATGGGGCCAAGTTCCCGATGATCACCGAAAGGCGATTCTCGCGCAGATGAAAGCACAAGGGAAATCGTAACCAAAACAAATCAATGAAAAAACCAACAAAAACGAAACAAGTGAAGGCCGTGAAATACTGGGCCGCGCCGGATAGCATCAACCTTTATCGGAGCTGCAAGGATGCGCAGTACTTCAGCGGGTTTGACGCGCCGAAAGTTAATCCCGTGGGGCTGCTGCCGCTGGATGCGGCAAGCGTGCAATAGATGGTTGACGAGGTCGGAATGACGATTGCCTAAAATAATGCCAGCTACAACCACGAAAGAGCATCAGGACGAACGCAACCGCCGGCGGTCGCAAGCCTATCGAGACCGACACCCCGAGCGAGCGCGAGAGTCTCGGCGCAAGTGCGATGCCAAGCGGCGTCAAGCTGCGGGATGTCGTCCCAAGTGCGCTGGATCGGATAAACCAAAGCGAAAATCACCCACATGCAAAACACCGGAGCAAGCAAAAATGGAAGTGCGAGCGGCCATGATCCGCGCGCGCATGGAGCACCTGAAGGCGAAAAAGACCCTCACCCCTGCCGCCCTCGCCAATGGATATGCAAGACCTGCCGATTCATCCACGAAGGACGCAGCCTAGTTGGCGAGGTTATCGCCTTGGAATACATCGGCAGGCGCGGGCCTAGCGCCATACCTGATTACCGCCTTACAATCCGTGGAGCCACAGGCGCAAAGCTGACCGTCTCCATGTTTGAAACTTACGCAACGATTGACGATTGAAAAACCAATAATGACACCGCAAGACATCATAAAACGACTCATCGAAATTAACACAGAGTCAATCGAGCTTAACGAGCGACTGAGCCGCTTCGTTTACTCGCCCAAAAACAAGCGCGTCGAAATCGTGCAGCGATGCGTTTCCGCCGCCTTCAACGTGCCACTAATGGTGCTCCAAAACAAGGGCCGCAGCGAAAAAGTTGCCAATGCCCGACACGCCTGCTTTCTCCTCTGCCGCGAGCTGACCGAACTAAGCGACGCCCAAATCGCCGCTAGCTTCTGGACTGGGGCTGCGCATGGTACCGTTTGGCACGGCGTAGATGCCGCCAAGAAGCGCATGGATGTGGATGCTAAGTTCGCCGCCGAAATGATCACAATCCGCGCCGAATGCCGAGCACGGCTTGACGCCCACGAAATTCCTTTGTTTGCAGCCAATAAAACCAAGAAAACAAAAATACAATGACCCTACGCAAAGCCGTTGAAATCGTGACCGATTACCAAAAATGGAGACGCGGAAAGCCGCCCTATCACCGAGATGTGCCCGTGGCCATGAGGTACACGCCCGCCGAAATTGGCGAGGCTGAAGACTGCCTTCTCGCTATCGCCCGCGACGTGATCGCCAACCACAAAGCCAACGAATGAAAATCGCATTCACCATTCCAGGCGCGTCTAAAACAACCGCGCAGCACAAGGGCGTAATGGTTCGATGCGGGCGCGTCATGTTCTTTAAGAAAAAGGAAATCGTGGCAGAGGAGAATCGGCTTACACGCCTTTGCATGTTGCATTGCCCCAAGTCGCCTTTTTTTGGGGCAGTTCAAGCGACGATAACCTTTGTCTTTCCATTCACCAAGGCCGAGGAAAAAAAGCACAAGGAGCGGGCTGAAGATTTGGATTTTTCGACGCCAAAAATAACCCGCCCCGACGTGGACAACTGCGCAAAAACCCTCATGGACGTGCTTACGAAACAGGGATTTTGGGTCGATGACTCGCAAGTAACCACGCTAATTTTGTGCAAGCGAAGTGGATGGACTCCAGCGATTCACGTTGAAATCAGTGAGCTCTGATGGCCGTTTCTAAAATAACTAATAAATAAACATGACGTTTAAACGTGTTAAAAAAACGCCGAAAAATAAACATGAGTGACACACCAAGAACCGAGGATGCTAAATTTAGCGGAATCCACGCGCATCCTGACGAGGAATACGTCGATGCCGACTTCGCCCGCGAACTAGAGCGCGAGTTGGCTAGTGAAACCAAATGGGCACACGAATACCACGAAAAGGTTAAAGAGCTGGAAGCTGAAAACGCACGGCTCAGTAAGATCATCCATGAGGCATATCAACCACTGGCTAAGTGCTTTCATGGTGAATGGGACGAATGCAATGTGGAGCACGCATACTTTGTCTTAAAATCTGCCTAACGTCTAAGCTCAGAGGCGCAGCCCTAACCACTAGCCAAACCCGTGACGATTACATGCGTTTGCTGTATCGACTGGTTAGGCTCTGATGCCTTTTAATTCTTAATAACCAACCGAAAGCATGAAAACAAAAAATCTAAAAGAAGACTCTAAAAACCCAATTAAAGGCGAGTGGGCGCGCATTGAATATGCCGACTTTAACCATGAAACAAATAAATGGGAGTGGAGCTTTTACTATATGTTTACAAACAGGGATCGTGCTTGGGGTGCGTGGATTGTTTTATCGCATGAAGCGTCTTCCATGATCGACGAAGGAATCCGCATCGTGGACGAAAAGGGCGTGCGCCGCTCCCGTTTTCCTTCTGTCTAACGTTCAAGCTCAGCGATGACCCCAACACCAGAGACTCCCGAAGCATCAGAGGTAACAGCGTGGTCATTCGCCTGTAGCGACTGGTTGAGCTCAGTCTCCGAATTTTAACCCAACGAAACCATGAAAATCATCATCGAACATAACGGCGTAAAACGCCTCATCGAAGGCACGGGATTCAATATCTGTGCATCCCCCGAAGACCTTAAGACCATTGCTGAAACGATCAATCGAGAAGACCCGCAGGGCTATGGATGGTTGCGAATCCGTGACCCGCAGCCGGACGAGCATTCGGCACCGTCAAACACCAAGCCGATACCGTGGACTCATCTGTGTGCCCAACGTAAAGCTGACTCATGACCACTCTACCTGACACCAAAACAATCGAAGGGCCAAGCGTGGTCATTGAGTCCAGCGCCTTGTTGGGCTCTGATGCCCGTTTCCTGGTATGCTGTGAGCATTCTGGAATCGTGCGCGAAGCCTTCCGCAGTCGCGGTCTGGATGCCTGGAGCTGTGACCTACTGCCCGCAGATGATAACTCGCCCTATCATATCCAAGGCGACTGCCGCGAAGCCATGAAAGCGGGGCATTGGGACGGCTTCGGACTGCATCCCGACTGCACCTATCTAACCGTCGCCGGAATCCACTGGAATAACCGAGGCCGTGGGCATGATAAAACAAACGCGGCTTTGGCTTTCGTCCGCGAGGTGATCGAGATTGCCGGAGATCGTCCGTGGTATCTCGAAAACCCTGTGTCTATAATCTCAACCCGAATCAAGAAACCAACCCAGACCATACAGCCCTACGACTTCTACGAGGACGCCAGCAAGCGAACCTGCCTATGGCTGAATAAACTGCCAAAGCTCACCGGAACGAAACGCTTCAACGGTCGAATGGTCGAATGGCCAATAGGCTCGGGGAAGATGGTCGAACGCTGGTCGAACCAAACCGACAGCGGACAAAACAAACTCGCGCCTTCCGCCAACCGTTGGAAGCTGCGCTCGAAAACATACCAAGGAATCGCTGATGCAATGGCCGATCAGTGGGTCGGGGTTCCTTCTGCCTAACGCTTGAGGTGACCTATGGCCGCAAAACCTAAAACCAATAAAATAATCAGCGGGCACAGCGCGGACATTAGGTCTAGCGACTGGTTGGGCTCTGATGCTTTTTAATTTCCGATAAACTTAAAATTACTATGAACGATAAAACAAACAAAGACTTCACCGACTTCCCGAATATGGCGCGACTCTCCCGCGAATGTATAATCACTGAGAAGATCGACGGCACCAACGCGCAAATCTATATCGCGCCACTATCCGCAAACGAACCAATACCCGAACACTCGCTTGGCGTCTTCGACCTTGACGGTGCGTTGCACTATATGGCCGCTGGTTCCCGCACCCGCTGGATAACCCCGCAGGATGATAACTTCGGCTTTGCTGGTTGGGTCGCTCGCAACTTCGACCAACTGAAAACACTCGGCGCTGGGCGTCACTTTGGCGAATGGTGGGGCGCTGGCATCCAGCGCAAATACGGAATCGGCGAGAAACGATTCAGCCTCTTCAACGTGTCGCGCTGGTGCTTGCACGGAACCGAGCCGCAACGCATTCCGAGCGCTGACCCGCGAATCGTGAAAATGCAAGACGTGCTTCCGGCTTGCGTTGGGCTGGTGCCGGTGCTGTATCGCGGTATATTCACGACGGATGCGGTGGAAGCTGCGCTTGACGATCTCCGCACGAACGGAAGCAAAGCCGCGCCTGGATTCATGAAGCCCGAGGGCGTAGTCTGCTTTCACACGGCGGCAAACGTGGGCTTCAAAAAGACGCTCGATAAGGACGAGCTTCCGAAATCGCTCTGCCTTGGCTAACGCTCAAGCTGAGCCGGATGCGCAACACCCCCGACAGTAAACAATCAGCGGGCTAATGCGCATCTTGGCTCCAGCGCCTGGTTGGGCGGCTGGTGTATCCCTTCCGAATAACTAAATGAACTTCAACTGGACAAGATTTTACGAGTGGCTTTTCGTCTGGATTCTGGCGATCAGCGCACTAGGGGAAACAGGCCGATATAAAATCCCGTGCGGAATAATAATCCTTGGATTTATGATGCACGGCAAAAACGAAAAAATAAATGAACAAACAAAAAATCGGTGACTGGCTTTTCGATAACGCCCCAGTCATAGTTATCGCGCTGCCTTTTGCGCTTCTGGGTATGGCGGCATACTACCTTAAAAAGTGGACGGTAAACGCATTCTTAGCTGGGCATGAACTGGCGAGGGATTGCGATTGATCGCCTTGCCTAACGTCTAAGCTCAGCGATGAAGTGCGTTGGCGCGGTGTGTGCTGCTCGGAGCACACACCGTGACAATGCAGTTCATTCGCTGTAGCGTCTGGTTCGGCTCCTTGGTTTTCATGCCTTAAAAATAACGTCACCTTCGCCGGACGGTTTAATTCTTTCTGACATCGGAATATAATCTGGTAGTTTGAATTCTGACTTTTGCTTCTTCTTTAGTTCTTCAATCTCCTTGTTTTTAAGCTCCATAATTTCATTCATCTGTTTAATAGTATTTTCCATTTCATTCATTTTGATTTTTCTTTCAAATGACACCCAAAACAATCCAACCAAGCAGAACACTATTCCGAGCGATGCTATTATTAATGTCCGTGTGCTTACCAACGCCGTTGAGTCTGTATTTCGCCAGACAACCTTCAGATACGCCACTATGGCTGATCCTGGTATTCCAAAGCTGGCTAGGATCGGTAGCCACTCTTTTAGCCATTTGGGCGGGAGAAGTATGGATTGCTTTTCGTGATTCATCTTCATTGCCGAACGTAAAGCCTAGCGATGACCACCTCTAAGCGGTACACGATCAATTTGCGTGACAAGCGTGGTCATTCGCTGCGGCGCTTGGTTAGGCTATATCGTCGAAGAGCACACGCCCGCGAGTGGGAATATGGCATGTGCGACAAATGCCGTGCGCGCCGAAACCAGAAAACCGGAGCAGTTCAATTCGTGCTTTGGCCAGCGGGCGAGCAAGGGCACCGCTTCGATTTCTGGCACAACTTCGACCGCACATGGTGGTCTTTATTTCTGCCTAACGTCTAAGCTCAGCGATAGCCCACTGAAACTAGCCGAACAATTAGCGGCGTGGCGGGCTATTCGCTGTAGCGCTTGGTTAGGCTCTGATGCCTTTTAATTTCCGTTCTCCGAACGGGTAACGTGACCAACGATAGAAGTCTAGCGGCTTGGCTCTCCGCAATAAACCAACGAGCCACACTTTTATGATAAACTTCCAAGAAGACCTAAGAGACGAAAGAACCAAAGCCTTCCACGCCAAACTTGAACCTATGGAAAAAGAATGGACGGCGCGTGTGAGTCAGTGGCACGGCACACAAGCGAGAGCTAAAAAACTTGATCGGGCAAGTGACGCTGAGCTGCGCTTGCTGTGCGGAGAACTCACCGCACAAGAGCTACGCACCATTCGCGCTGTGCTGAAATTCATTCTGCCTAACGGTTTAAGCTGAGCCGGATGCGCTCTCCCAGCCAATCGAACAATCAGCGGGCCAATGCGCATCTTGGCTCTAGCGCCTGGTTGGGCGGCTGGTGTATCCCTTCCGAAATAACCAATAAATGTACATGACGCGGCAACGTGTTAAAAAAACGACGAAAAATAAACATGAGTCCTTCAATAGAAACACAAGAGAGGCTGAATAATGACCCTAAATTCCGTGAGGCATTTCTAGCTGGGTATGACTTCGCCAACGCACAAAGCACCCCGAGCTATCAAAGACTTTGGGAGCGCGTGATGAAGGCTGAAAAATGGACGCCATCCGATGCGGTAAACTACTACGTCGGGATGAACAAGCCCGAGCAAGTTTTTCTGGATGGTGCTAAACCAGCCGTTCCCTACACTTCGCGCTGATGTCTGCATTGCCCAACCAGCGATAGGTGGAAAATAGTACCGTCAGATACGCCTAAGCCCGACTAAACCGCACTATTTTACAGTTTAGTCGGCTTCAGTTAGGTCGGCTTAAAGCCTGCTAAACTGGAAAAAAGTAAACTTTTTGTTTATGGGGCTAAAAACCCATAAGCACTGTAAAAAAACCAAAGCCCCACTGTAACAAGTGGGGCTTTTTATTGGCCCAGTCCGGCAGGCAGCGAAATCGGCCCGCACTTCTGGCAGGCGAGGGCGACGAGCTTGTGGGCGGAGTAGCCAGCGAGGCCGGACTCCTTGCACGTTGGGCAGCGGACAAGCTGCGACGGCTGCCAGTCGATGAGCGCGTAGGCCATGAGATCGGCGGGCGCTACGCTGTTGCGGTCAGGCAGGCTCATTCCTTGGCGTTTTTGTCCCGACTCATGCGCACGATCTTGAGCGCCGTGTAAATCACGACGAGGGTCGAGCCGACAGCACCAATGCAGACGGCGTAAAAGCCGACCCACTGGTGCGCCTCGGCTAGCGTGATTCCGCCGAAGAAAGTAGGGAATGAGAACATTCCGCCGACTGTTATCGTGCGGTCTTGGAGTAGCTCTGCGGCGATTGCGGAGAAATTCATTTCGTGAGCTTGGCGCGGAGTTGGTGGATAAGGCGTTTTTCCGTGGCGTCGAAACGCTTTGATAGGTCGCTGTAAATTGAGTCGGTGCCGTGTGCGTCGAGCGTTGGCACGATCTTAGAAAGGGTTGAGGTCAACCCGCCCACTTGAAGTTTCACCCAGACAAACGCAGCGAGGGCCAACGCGGCCAAGACCCCGATCCCGAGCGCGGCGCGGTTGGCGGCGATCTTCTCGGCGGCGGCGGTGCTGATAGCGTCGTCAGCGTTGCGTTTTGCGGCCTGTGCATCGGCCAAGGCGGCGCGGAGGTCACCCGCCTGTGTTAAGGCGCTAGAATGCAGCTTGCGGGCCTCGTCAAGCTGGCCTGTGAGGTAGGCGTTAAGGCGTTTTTCGGCGGCTAGGAGTTCGTCGGCAGCAGGGACAGGACCACGGGCGAGCATGATCGGCACCTCGTTGCGGATAAACGAGGCGGCGGGCGAGTCCGGCAGGCGGGCGGCGGCTTGGCCGATGACCTGAGCCGATGCGGTGTTTGCGGCGGCGGGTGCGTTGGCGGCGGCGTTGAGCGCGGCAGTGGTCGCTTGGCCATCCTTCGCACGGCGTGAGTCGCCGTTGAGGATCGGCACCACCTTTGGCGCGACAAGTACGCCAACGAGGGCGATAAGGCCGATGATTACAAGTGATGCGGCTCCACGCTGGGATTTCATGGTTTTAAAAGGTACGTTTTGACCACGCGCCCGACGAAGATCTCGGCGGTGACACGGGTATTGTCGTATTTGGAATTGTGGAGGCCAGAGGTGATCCAGCCCGCGGCGGTGAGCTGCGCGAGCTGGTGGAGGATGTTGCCCGAGGGCGTGCGGAAAACTACGAGGTCCCCCTTCCCTAGTAAATTAAAATCGCACCGCTCGGTCATGCACCAGGCCACGCGGCCTTCGCCGGCGGGGATGTAGGGTTGCATCGAGCCGGTGCCGAGGATGGCCACGAGTGGATAGCCCTCGCGCAGCATCCTGTCGATTTCATGCGGGGCGACGGTGAAGGAGGGTGGCAGTGCTTTGGGCTTCATTAGTAGGTGTTGAATCCCGACAAATCCGCGTAGCTGAGAGTCGAAGATGAGCTGGCTACCAGCGCGTCCATCGCTGAAACAAGCCCCGAGATATTGGAGGCGATAAAGCTGCCCCCGTCATCGTTTGTGCCCGGGCCTGTCCATGCGTTGCCGAGGAACACAAAGTTGCCGTTGATGACGGTGCCGAAGGGCGAGCCAGAGTCGCCTCCTTCCCACTCCATGTACCATGGGGTTAGCTCAGCGGGGCGGGTGTGGGAAAGCCCTGTGCCCCCATTGCCAACCCCGATGCCGACCCTCCAAGCTGCGCCCATACGCTTCCACTTCATGACTGGCACGCCTTGGCGAAGGAGTTGGTTGGGCTTGTACTTGTTGGCAAAAGTCGAGGGCAGTATCTTCGCGGGCGTGATACCCGTGAAATCGGAAGCAAAACAAACGAGCGTGCGGTCGCTGCCTAAGCTGGTTGAACCCGTCACAGTGCGTGTGACCGCATTGCCCGAGTTGTCGCGGCAAGTGTAACTGGTGTCGACGCCGACGTGTGAGGCGACCACTGCGAAGCGCGGGGCGATCAAAGCTCCCTGCTGCCAGCCGTTCGCAGCACCTGTGATGATGCAAGATAGGTCAACGGCGTTGGCCCAGATCGTCGCGCTGCGGGCGCTGCCTGAGAGAAAGTTCTGCGTGGTGTCCGATGCCGTCTTGCCCGCAACGGCAGCGATGAACCAGTCGTAGCAATGCTTGGCTAAAGATCCGGAAGCGAAGCCTACCACTGTTGAAGTTGAGGCAGTACTATCAAAGCCTATTGGTATGCTCACCTGCAAAACGAACTTATCAATAGACACGTTTACTAGCGCGGTCCCACTCGTCACCCGCGTAAGTTGGCCTGTCGTCGTGTTGAGAGTAGCAACCGAAGGGGTCAAATTTATCCGCATAGGGACAACCCCCTCCAAACTTGCCGACGTTGTGACCATGCCTTCCGTAATCACACCTGCCGAACTCACGGTCGAGACGGCCTCATCGTACACGGTGGACACGGAGGTTTCCCCGCCGGTTGAGCGGGTAGTTGGGATTACTCCCGCACTAAACGGGAAGTCGGTAGTCTTGGGTCCCCTTGACTTAACCCCAGTGGTGCTGAACCGGCGGGCCATTTATTCAGGCGTTGAGGATTTCAGCGAGGCGGACCTCGGCTTGCGCTTGGGTCCAGTTGCCGATGGCGTCGTAGGCTTCACCTTCCCAAAGGTTGATCGGTTGCGGCAGTTCTTTGCAGAAGGCGCGGACGATTTTTTTATTGGGTAGATCGACGAGACGCTCGATGGTGACTTCTGTCACGACGATGGCTGGCGAGACAACTTTCGGGGAGGTGAGGGCGATGGGGGACATGCTGTTTTGGACCGGATAGTTAAAAGGCCCCGCCACTTGCGTTCCGGTAAGCCGTGTGGTAGGGAAAAGGGTTAGTAGCCGAGGGTCTCAAAGTACCAGTTGTGGTTTTGGCGAATCGCCTGCGCGACCTCCTTTGGTAGAACGTCCTCCCAGTCCCGTGCCTTAGAGGGCGTAACCTTCGGGGCAACACGGTGGCTTCCATAAACGCCGAAGTGGGAGTCGTCCTCGTACACTTCTTTTTTCAGATTGCTGAAATCGTGGGTGAATCGTTCCTCCCCAATGAAGTCGTAAACCTTATTCATCTCCCCCTGTGGGTCTCGGGTGAAATCCTCATAGCGGATAAACAAGAGGTTCTTTGCCACCCCGCGCTGAAAACAATCGGCGGTACGCTGTAGGGCGAGACCTACGGGCTGGGAAGAAAGCCAATGCTGGGCGCGTTGGCCCACCGTCATGCCCTGCAACTGGGCAGGGTTATCTGGGCCGCTTGGTTTGTGGCGATTGGCGCGGTAGGCTTTCTCCATAGAGCTTATCACCGAGCGAAGGTCGCGCACCATGCAGATCATCTTGGGCTCGGCGGACCACTGTTCCACCCACTCGTAATAATGCGACCAACCCCGGTTTTTATCGCAGACGATGGTGCGGGTAGTAAGCTCCGAATAGTATCCCTCGGCCACGCCCTTGCAGGCTGACAAGAACGCCTTCTGCATGAGGAGGGGGTCTTGGCTCTTAACCTCGGGCAAATCGTAGTTAGCGCGCATAGCGAACTGGTACTCCAGCACGGGTGAGGTGGCCGACCCGTAGATACGAGGATTCTGGTGGATAGCGACTTGGAGGAGTTCGCTACCACTACGCGGCATTGAGGTGTTAAAAATGAACTTCATTGGCTACTTATGCGGCAGTGCCAAGGACGATGTTCTTCACCGTGCCCGCGTCGTTGTAGTCGAGGATGAATTGTAAACCGTTGCGGCGGATAGCAAACATACCCCGGGCGAGAGTGTTATCCGGCTCGCTGCCTGCGGGTGCGGCGGTATCCGCGTATTCGGTACTACGGGCTTGCACGGTCATGGCCACCATGCCGGTCTGGTGTACGCGGATGCTGCCCGATCGGATAGATGTAGTGTTCCAAGACCCAATCTCTAACGTGTTATCTATAGAAGTCCTAGTCGCAAAACCTAGGGCGACAGAACTAGTGCCACTGGCGGTATTATCGTAACCAATCGCACTGGAGAGACCGCCACTGGCGGTGTTACCTTTACCAATCGCACTGGCGTAATATCCACTGGCGGTATTATAGTAACCAATCGCACTGGAGGAATCGCCACTGGCGGTATTATAGTTACCAATCGCATTGGTGATACTGTTACTGGCGGTGTTATAGTAACCAATCGCACTGGAGGAATTGCCACTGGCGGTATTATAGTTACCAATCGCACTGGAGAGACCGCCACTGGCGGTGTTACCTTTACCAATCGCACTGGAGGAATCGCCACTGGCGGTGTTACCGTAGCCCAACGCACTGGCGTAATATCCACTGGCGACCACTGTTGGCCCGTTCCGATAGGATTGAATATCCACCGCGTAATCGCCACGGGTATCACCTGTAAAATCGCCGCCGATGTAGGCGGTTCCGACTTTAATAAGACCCGTCAACGAGGGCTTTCCCCTCACCGTAACCCCATCGCCCAAACGATATTCGATCACCGTGGGTGCCGTGAGCGAATTAACCACGGTGCATTGCTCGCCCAACGCGGGCACCACGTTATCCGACGCCAACATCATGCGCCCGATAATTGGCCCTACTAGGTCGCCGTTGGCGTCGAGGACGGGCACATTTCCGGCAGAAGATCCGGCGTTAAGCACAGCGGCGGTGCCGAGGGTGGATTTCTCCCACAAGCCCGTTGCCGAGTTGTAGCGCAGCACGTCGCCGTTCGTCGGGTTCTGCGCCGAGACATCGTGGATCTCGTCCATCTCATATCCGTTCTGGATTGCAACCTCGATAGAACCAAGCGTCGGGTGTGCTCGCGTGACAATGCCTACATAGACCAAGTGATCCGGGGCGTACTGCTTTGTGGTAGTGTATGCGCCGGCAACGGTTGACGACAGATAAAGCTGTTGCCCCTCGGTCAATGATTGGGTGTTGAGCCCGCTGACGATGCCTCGAATGACGACCAGTCCCGTTCCATTGTCGGCGATACTGGTCTGAACAAGCCCGATGGTCTGCGCTGAGGTGGCGTCTGAGGTCGCTAAAGCCTTTGCAATGGTGGGAAGATTCCCCGTCGCGCCGTTGAGGTAAACCACGGTGCCCGCAGCCATAGTCCCACCCGACTGATTGCGCACCGACACCACTAAAGACCTGGCAGTAGATCCGCCGGCGGCTAGTTCTTGTTGCACGAAAGCCGTCGTAGCGAGTTGCGTGGTACTCGTGGCCGTTGCCGCGGTAGGCGCAGTCGGAGTCCCGGTCAACGCAGGCGAGGCAAGCGGGGCCTTTAGGGCGAGTGCATTAGTGACTGCGCTTTGAATCGGCAATGATGCAAGCGTAGCACGTTGGCCGTCAGACAGCTCAATGTTAAGGGCGGAATTTGGGGCCGCGTTGATGGGAAGTTCGTTGATTTCCATTTTTTAAACGTGGCGAATTGAGCCGTTGGGGATGGTGCGTTTTACGCCGATAACCGTGCGGTAACGGGCGCGTGAAAGGGGGTTCTTTTTCGTGAACACCGCCAACTTGGCGAGGTGCTTAAACACCGCTGATTTTAAGATGTGCTTGAAGACGGCGAGCATGGGTCAAGCGATGCCGTATTCGCTGGCGAGCTTGCCCTTGCGCACGATGCGAATTTCTCCGCTAGCTAGGGTCATGCGTAGCTGCCAAAAGTAGGATGAAATCGGGGTTAGTAGAGACGACTTGGCTGCGGTCGCGTCGATTTGGATCGTCCCGAGCGCGGCGTTTACGATGACGATTTCACCGCCTGCGGTGGAGAGCGTAAACAGCGCATCGGCATCGGCGTCGGACTCAAGCGCTTTGACGATAAAAACGAAGGACGCGCCGGTGAGGTCAACGGCCTGCGCGGCTTGGTCGGGGATGACGATTGCTACCGGCCAACTGGGCGCGGTTCCGACCGGCAAGCAAAGGTTTAATTCAGGCGCGCAACTCATGCCGCCGAGCATGCAAGGCGTATCCGGTTTGTCAATACGTCAAACGAGCGAGTAAAACGTGGAAGTCGCGGTAATACCTCCGCCTGTAATAGGCATATACTCGCCGATTCCATCCATATACCCCGCACCATACCAATTAAGAGTGTACCCAAACAGGCTAAATGTTCCGCTTCCGGCGCTGTCGTCCTCACTGGAACTTATGTAAACGCTAAAAAAATAAGGTTGAGGGTCAGGCTCACCAGGAAAATACTCACCTACAAAAGTCCGAGCGCTAAAGGAAAACTGGTAATAAAGTCGCCACTCGGAGGATACGTAGGCTATTCTAAGGAACGCGTAGTAGCTCCACCCATCTTCACTGCCACCTCCACTATTACCACTATCCCCCAAGAACTCGCGATCGGTTGATGCGACCCTATCAACCGGCTCGACAGAATTATTGGCCGTATGGACCTCGCTAAATGATGCCGTAATTGGAGGATACGGGGTCTGTGGATACTCTGAAGAACCCGTGGGCGTGAAAACGACCTCTTGGAGCAGCCACCACAACCGGCACGCCTCGGCCAATCCTTCGTCGCCGCTGGTTTCGGTTAGCGTGACGTATTTATAGCCTCCGCCTGGCGATGTCGCCGCGTCCCGATTGAACGGGAACGGGCAGCGCTTGTCAGGGCCTCTGTATTTGAATGTCGGAGACGTAGGCACGTTAATCAGGATTGTCGGTCAAGAAATTGCGCGTGGTCACCACGCCGCCGTCGTACACGGTCCATTCCTCGGGACCGTAGCCGCTCGGCAGCCCGCTTTCATCTGCCGGGGCAGACAGGCCTTGAATCACCCAGTTCGTGTCGGACTTCACGATTTTAACCGTTCCCAGTCCCTGCGCGTTAATGATAGGCTCAAGCGCCGCAATCAACTCGTTGATCTTTTGCGCCTGCGCATCAAAGGCGACGGGCCATGAACTCAGCGGCTGTATGCTCATTTTGCGACGACGTATTTAGTTGTCCGTGAGTAGATGTTCCCGGCGTAGCGTTCGACGAAGGACTCTTCGGCGACAATCTCGGTTCCGGCTGCAACGAGCGCCGCGTATGCAGCGGCTGTTGGGCTTGTCGTATATGTTGGATACGCGGAGGAGAGCACGTAATCCACATCCGAAGTTTCGAACCCAGCAATTAGGATATATCGCTGGCGGCTAACCAATGGGATTGCCGCCGGGGTCGTGTAAGTCTGCCCGGCTTGGCAGAGAAAATATTCAACGTATGAGCGGAGCGATGTGCTCGTTGCCCGCGACGGCGTATTGTCAACAAGCCCGAACCCGGTATTATACTTGGTCGATGGATAAGAGTAGCAGATGGTCGAATAATCGGAGCGTGTGGCAGGAATGTTTGACCACTTGCGCACGAATGAAACGAGCCCGGATTCGGTTTCTTGCGGCTCCGTGTCGCCGATGCAATAAGCATCACCAATCGCCACGGGCGAGCCAGACAAGTTGGCCAACCCAGAGGAAAACACGCTGCCAAGGGTTGGCGGCGCGTAGCGATCCGCAAGCTGCACAAGCGGCTGGTGAATCTCCTTGGTCGCAACGTCACCAAGTCGCGCAAATGGATAAATGATCTTGGCGGGCTTTTCGAAGATTGCCGAAGTCGTGACGTGTGTTTCGTAGGATGACATGGTGTTATTTTCCGGTGGGCTTTAGGTAGTCCCGAATCTCTTTCAGCAGTGATTCCGACTCTCCTTTTTTGCCTTCTTTGCCTAGGTTTTCAGCACGCGTTTTCTCGGCCCGCAATGCGTCTTCTTCGCTGATGATGACGCCATTACGGGTTAGTCTTCCCTGCTCGTTGCGCGTGCGGCCTCCGGTGGCAAGCGGGTCAGTGGATGCGCCGGAGCCGGCAGAGTTTTTGCCTGCAATTTCATCTTTTATTTCTAGGTATTTGGCGCGGGCTTTGGTCAAGGCGAGCAAGTTTTCCGCTGATGCTTTGGCTTGGTATCGAGCCAAAGCCTCGGCACCTTCCTTGCGTGCCTGCTCAAGTTTCTGTTCATCGGTCGCATTCTTCCATATATAATCGTAGCGGATTTTCGCAGCGGCCTCTGCCATCTTATTGTTATCTTCCTGCGTCTTTTGCGCCTTGTCTTTAGCCGCTTGCTCTGCCTTGGCTATCTTATCCTTTTGCGCCGCTATCTTTTTATCCAACTCAAGTACTGCCAATCTCGCCCCGTAATCCCAGCTTTGCTTTACGGCCTCCATGGCGCGCTGCGACTCAAGCGCCTTCAACTTGTTATCATCGGACTTTTTCTCAAATGCCGCCTCTTCTTCCAATGCTGAAATTTTATCGCGCATAGCCGATTTCCAAGCTAAAAATTTTTCGTCATTTGCTTTTTTTTCGGCTTTGGATTTTTTGTTTGATTCTTCTAGCTCTTTGCTTGAAAGAATTAAAAGCGCCGCTTTCGACTCCTCAATTTGCGCGTTAAGTTCCGCAGCGCGAACGGCCTCTTTAGTTGTTAGCTCGCGCTCCACCACCTTGCCATCAGTGCCGGTGCTCTTATTGGTTACTGTTCTGCGCGTGGAAGCCATTAAATCGTCAAGCTCGGCCTGTGCGGACATTTGCTTATCTTTGGCCAGCTGCGCCTCGGTTTTGCCAAAATTAGCCGTCGACATTTTGGCCCTCAATATTCGATCTTCGCTTTCGGCGATAGATTTAGCCGCCTCCGCCGCCTCTTCGTATTTCGTGGCAACGTAGCGAACGGCAGCCGAGAGACCTGCAACCCCGACGGCAGCAATGCCAATTCCTGGCACAAGTAGCGCACCGGCCTCAGCCATGCCGAAGGCAGACGCCAACTGCTTAACTAATCCAATGCCCTTGGATGCACCAGCTGACATTTTTTCCATGCCGCCCGCACTTCCGGCAAGCTCCTGCGCTTTTGCCAGTTCAACTGTCTTTCGCTCAAGATGCGTCATTGAGCGGTATGCTCGCATCATGCCGCCCTCTAAATCGGCGGTATCCGCCCCGAAAGTTGTAGTTATTTTATCGGCCATTTTCTTGAAATGCTTTATCTGCTCGGCGCATTGCGTTGAGCTTCCCGAGATAGCGTCGGTTCACCATGTCGGTGAGTTGGTCGTTGCGGTATTTTGGATCGTCAATTGCCCGCGCGCGGTGAAGCCATTGCCAAAATTGAGCGAGTGGCATGTTGCGCAGCTCTTCAAATTTCATGGATGGGAACGCCTCCATGACTTCGGAAGCGAGGCGGATTTCTAGGCTGATGCGAGGGTGGTGCACGGGATTCGGCGCTTCTGGTTCTTCCGTGTTAAATCGCCCAGGCATGTCTAAAAAGGCGTAGTCGATATGCGATGAAACCAAGTGGCGCACCTTGTCCTCGTCATATCCAGCACGCCGCAAAACGCCAACCGCGCGCCAACGGCGAAGAAACTTTGCGAGCCTAGATGTTTCCTTAATGTCGAGCCAATCTGCCCGCAGAATCCAAAGGGCGCGCAAGCAATCCTCAACCTTCAGCTCGCCACCTCGAACCAGACTGCTTCCAGTCAGGTCGAGAATGGTCCAAGTGCGCAACGTGAGCGCGCAAACCCGCACACTGAGAATTTCCTCGGTGCGCGGGAATAGTGAGCCAAC